ATAATCCTTTAACAATTTATCTTTGGTTGCGTATGGTCCAACTGCCTGCACAATGTTAAGCGATGGGTGCACGGCGAAGACTACATACTGAGTGCGTTGTGCCATCAACTCTTCCATCAGTTCCCATACTGCTTTGGCTAACCACTCAGCAGACGGCGCCTCTTCATCAAGGAGCGCCACCAACTTCTTTAATTCCGTTGGCTTAATTGCCATATATCTTTAACCCTTCCAACAATGAGCCACAACGACAGACATGAGTTACTTCATCTAAATTGTAGTCACTGCCCCAATACGCAGACCAATTATTATCACAGTTGATGCAGGCCATAATGACATCGTGCCATGGTTGTTGCCTCACTTCATCTTCTCCTGAATTGCAGCAAGGTTCTCTCGTGTCGAGAGATAGCCATAGATTTCTTGGTTGTCCAAGTACTGCGGGATACCCAGGTTGCGTAGGTTGCGACTGAAGATAACATACTCGTAGTCATCAGTGCCATCTAGGTATGAAATCTTGGTGAGAATATCTTTGCGAATGAGGTAGGTGCAATGCACCACGTCGCAGACTATCAAGCCTTTAATCTCCTGCTTAAGTACCTGATAGTAGCGAATGTCATCAAGGAAGTAGCCTCGCACGTTGGCAAGGAGATGATAGTTTGAGTAGGCAGGTTGCTCTGGGTCAGCACTGCCGAGCATTGGCGCTACTACTGGCAGGTTGTAGCCCACCATTGTGCGTAGCGTGTGTGGCTTGACGAAGTTATCTACATCTATAACCCAATAGAAGTCTGCCTCTGCATACCAAGCAGCCTCAACGCTTGTCTCTCGTATCTTACCGAGCGCCTTAAAGCGCACAGGATTCCACTCGTGTACGCCGTACTCCTGCACTGGCGCGGCGATGTTTACATACTCCTCAACGACGAAGCGATACCACTTGCGATTCTCTTCTACCCACTTGCGCAAGATTGCCTCGGTGTTGTCCGTGTTGTTGTTACTGCGGACATATAAAATCATTCTGTCCTTTGGGTAATCCCATTGGCTCAGTGACTCCAGCCATGCAGGGAGCATTGCCCCCTTCTGCTTAGCCAGGATGGCTACGAATACTATTGGCTCGCTCATTTGATATGCGAAAATCTTTTGTTGTTACCGATTCTGCGTACCGTGTCAATGCCTATGCCGTACTTCATACATAAGGCTATCTTCATTTGCGGGATACTCTCTTGCACTTCCTGTATCCGATTCCATTCGTTGCGAATAGCAACAATATCTTGCCTTGTTAGTTTACTCGTGAATAGCATATGTCTCCCATACTAGATTCTCAATACCAAATCTTAACAGTTGCGTCCGTGTTGTGCCAAGTTGTTCTGCTATCTCAGCCAGCCTTGCCCACTCATCAGGTGAGACTCGCGTCTCAATAAAGTAACCTCTATTCTGCGCCATACTCAGCCAATATCTGCTTAATCATACGGCGCAATAATTCAGTAGACCTCACGCCTTCCGCCTGTGCTATCTCTTCCCAGAGTTTGCCTACCTCTGGCTCCACATGCACAGTAACACGAGCGCTCCGTTCATAACGGTAGCGCTCTTTGTGTGGCTTATCTATAACTCTCACACTGCTACTTCTGTTTCGTGTCCGCACGCTTCACAAGTAGCGTTCGCATAATCGTCTACTCCATCCACGTAGACGGTCACGTCTTCATTCTCATGGTGACAGTCGGGGCACTGCCATGTCCAGTCCATCTCTCGTACATTATTTCCACTGCTCATTAGTACCATCCTTTGTTGAGTTCGTGTCGCAACGCCCAGCAGGCGTTGTTGGAATAGCGCAGTTCTATATAGCGCAGTCCCCATTTTATTTGGGTGTATGGATTAGTCAAGTAATCGGCGCCAATAGATTTCATCTTTGTTGCTGGCAACGCTTGAACAATGCCGTATGCCCTGCCTAGTTTGGTCTTTGCTCCCACTGCCTTGTAGTTCCAGTGAGATTCCATGGTCCACAGCAAGTCGAGACACTCGAATTGGATGGCGTCTTTGCCGTACCTAGCCTGTGTCCATGATTTAAGTTGCTCAATCGTCGGTGTCTTAACGGCGATTGGTTGCCTTTTAGCGGGCTTAGAGTGCCCCTCTAAGGTCATAACTAGGCTCACCAGTACAACTCCTATGCTGAGCGTTGCTGCTGCCTTCTTAGTGATTCGTTTAATGGCTCTACTCCTAACGGGGGAACGGCGATTCCTTGCTTGTCAGCATGTCGCCTGATGGCTTGCTCTAGGCGCGGTGCGCCTCCGCTTATGATGACTCTGCCCTTCTTCTTTGCTATGCGCTGTCGCTCAAAGGCGAGAGTGCCAGCATAGATTCCTGCGTTGATTGAGTCGTCATGCTCCATGGCATAAGCGAAACACTCAGCAGATACAGTGCAGGAGGAGCAGACTCTTAGCGCGTTGAGCGCGTCTAATATCTGCTCCCTCTGATTCTCCACGTTGCGGTTATATTCGGGGAAGAACGCCTCGGGGTCAGTCCCCGAGCACGCTCCCCGTTCTTGCCAGTTGTCCATTATTCCCCAATATCTTCTGCCACTAGTTGGCTGATGTGTTGCTCGTGTTCTTGCATGTCAATTAACGCCTGGTCGTAGCCCGCTTGCCACGCTATACGAATGGCTTCGTGTAGCGCGTTAGTGGCGTGCTCGCCGATTGTCTCAGTTAAAGTTCTGCTCATAGTCTCCCCTCCTTTCAGTATCCATTAGCGCACTCGGTGCGCGTGTGCTTAAGTCGGAGGCGTTTAGCCTCGCGCAGATTAGGGGTATAAATACTCCACGAGCAGGAGCCAGACCCGCAATGGGTAAGCCACTCCTGCCCGTAGAAGTCGTACGAGTAGCAACTACTCGCCACGTTCGTCAGTGATTCTTGCCTGCTCCATGGCGTGAGCCATCTGCATGGTTGCACGGATAGCGCGGGGGATGTCGCTCTCTCGTGTCGCGTCTTTGACTTCTTGCTCGTGCTCTGCGACTAGTAGTCGCCAATAATTCAGCCTCTCAGCCATCAGTTGCCCTTTCCGTGATTGCATTCGTTGAGTGGAACGAGACAGTCGCCACAGTAGGGGACAGGGCGGGGACAGTCTGCATAGGGGAAGTCTTCCTGCTCCTCGCATGAGCAGAAGTTAAAGCGCTCCACCTGCGTTGCGTGGGTAAGTTCTGCTAATTCACCCCATGAGATAGATTCTTGGTTCATGTTAGAGCCACTCATGGCGCAAGGCGTAGCCTGCGTCCCCTTCTACAGACCCATTGAATAAGACGCGGGCGAGAGTGTAGACAGTGTGAAAGCCCATATCCATTCCGCAGCCCCCAACACGTAGAACGCGTGAGCCGTTCTTCTCAACTAGTGGCCACTCTAAGGCTCGCGCTGCGTAATAGGTGATGTTCTGAATTCTGTCACCGTCTACGACATAGAGGGACATAGTGCGACTCATGCCACTAGAGGAGACACTCTTTACAGAAGTGTAAACAGTCTGTCCTGGCTTGAGGTAATAAGTAAGAAGACGCTCTCTAGCGTCCTCGCGTTCTGCTCGCTTGATTGCAGACTTGCTCAGTGTTGCTGTAGTCATGTTCTGCCCCTTCCAAGGCTAGTATTCGAGGTAGGTACCTCGCCACCCCCGACGGTATTGCAACCGTCGAGGATAGTCAAGCACCTAGCGATTCCCTGCGTACTTAATAAGGGTGCAGACTTGCCCGTCTGCCGTCGTGTGACACTTGCCATAGACGGGATGATGAGTGGCGAGGAAAGCGCCCGCCACGATTGCGAGGAGGAGGAAAGCGACGACGATGAGTTTAGACATTATGCCACCTGCTCGACGTAGTAGCCAAATCGGGCATATTCCTTGATTATGGCGCGGGCGCGGGTAGGGCTCATCTCGCCTTGCGCGATAATCTCGCCCGTCTCAATGTCGCGTAATTCCATATATTCGCGCATTAGGCGGGTATCCCTTCGATGATAAGAGTCTCTCTATCCTTCTTCTCACAATAAGCCTTAGCCTCTCCGACTGTAGAGAAGACACGGGGTAAGCCTCTATCGAGGATAGTAACGTCGCGCCCTAGGGTGTAATACCCTGCCGTAAAGTTCTTTACGCCTTCATGGCGTACGAAGTAGTAGAGATAAGCGCGGGTTGTGCCCTGCTTGCTTAGGTAGATTCTTCCTCGCTTGATATTCCATTCCATGTTACTTACCTTCCAATAAGTGTCGGGGCTTGCCCCCGATAGGTAGAAAATTACAGGCTTAATACAGGCGTGTCAAGGGGTAAACACGCGAAACGCCGTATGTGACTAGTCACATCTTTATAGGCTTAATGGTCATTGGTTGAAGGTTCAACAGTTGAAAGTTCAACTACTTGGCAGACTGTCGGGGAGAGTGCTAGCCCGTAAAGTTGAGCCGACATGACTCAAGGTTCAAGGGTTGAGGGTTACGGGTTGAGGGTTGAGCGCCCCTAGGTGGCGGATAGGACAGTCGTCCCACCGTGCCCCGATAACGTGCCCTTTAGCCCTGTAATGATAGGAAGTCGGCCCATATACGGCGATATATGAGGGTGCAACGGTAGGTAATGCCATAAGTTCTGCGGGGTCGGTAGGAATAATTCTGTGAGGCTGTGCACGCCTTGCCTTGCCCCGCAATGTCGATAAAGCGACAATCTCAACCCCAGGGTTTTTAATGCGCGCGCTGCACTACCGTTACTATCAACCAAAATATTTTTTCTAAATATAGGCTCTGACCAGCACTTATACTACGTGTGACAAACATCACACACCTTAATGCGGGATAAACGATAAAAACCCCACCTTAATATATATAGGGGATAAAATAAAACAGCCCTGTCCCGTTCGGCTCTCACAACAGTCGGAGCCTCACAGCGGAGACTGAGTGAGAGCGTCGGTAACCTCCTTAGGGTCGGTTACCACCTACCCCATTAGGCGCCTTGAGGGCGCCCCCTACTAACCCCATAACATTGCCCACAGGCAATGCTTCGCAGTGGGCTAGGTCTATTCATACCCAATTGCTCATTTTCAACCCATTAGGAAACGAAGGTACGCGCCATTAGGCGCTTGCATTGCAATGCGCCGTCAGGGCAGAAAGGAACTTTCTACCCATGGCTAAGCCACAGAGCAATACCTACAAGTTGGCACCAGGTGCCACCCTCTCCGCCCCAGATGCTAAGAAGCGTCTTGTCGCCCTCATCGAAGATGGGGTGACTGTTGAGGATGCTTGCCGCGCAGTCGGCAAGTCCGTCAAGTCCTATGAGTACTACCGCGCTTCAGACCCTCAGTTTAAGGAAGCCATTGACCTGGCACGGGTACTGCAAAAGCGTAAGGGCATCGTCGCAGACGATGACAAAAATATCTCCTTTGAGGACTTCCGCCTCAAGTACCTTAACTCGATGACTTTCCCACACCAGCGCAATATCATTTCGCTGCTGGAGGATGGGGAGCCAGCATGGCTCCATCCTAATATGATTTACGAGCCTGGCTTTAAAAACTACGTGCTCTGCAACATGCCACCAGAGCACGCGAAATCCATGACCGTCTCGATTGACTTTGTGACATATCTGATTGTGACCAATCCAAATGTCAGAATCAAGTTGGTGTCCAAGACCCAGCAAATGGCCAAGGAATTTCTTTACGCCGTCAAGCAGCGCTTGACCGCTCCACAGTGGATTGAACTCCAGCGTCGCTACGCTCCAGTGGAAGGCTTCAAGGCCACCGCTGAGAAGTGGACCCAGGATGCAATTTACATTGAACGCGACTCAGGTGAAAAAGACCCAACACTTCAGGCTCTTGGTATCGGTGGTCAGATTTACGGTGCTCGTGCCGACTACATCATCCTCGATGACTGTGTGACCCTAGCAAACGCTAACGAGTACGAAAAGCAGATTCGCTGGATTCAACAGGAAGTCATTACCCGTGTCGGTCCTACAGGTAAAATTCTTGTAGTAGGTACACGCGTTGACCCACTGGACATGTATCGTGAGATGCGTAACCCAGACCGCTATCCAGACGGTACCAGCCCTTGGACTTATCTGGCTATGCCAGCAGTCTTAGAGTTTGCAGATGATGCAAAAGATTGGCACACGCTCTGGCCAAAGTCTGACCGCCCTTGGGCAGCAGATGAAACCGAGCCTGATGCTGACGGACTCTATCCTCGCTGGGATGGTGAGAACCTCAAGCGTCGTCGTGGTGTCTTAGACCCAAAGACGTGGGCAATGGTTTATCAGCAGCAAGATGTTGAGTCGTCGGCAATCTTTGCTCCTGAATGTGTACGAGGTTCTGTCGCAGGTATGCGCTCCATCGGACCACTTATCCCAGGCGCACCAGGACACCCTGCTTCACTTAATGACCAATACATCGTTTGCTCAATGGACCCAGCAATGTCTGGTGATACCTTTGCAGTTGCGATGGCAGGTGACCGCACTACACAAAAGCGTTACTTGCTTGAGGCGGCACGTATGCCAGCGCCGACACCAGCACAGATTCGTGACCTTATCTTCAGTTGGACTGAGAAGTATAAGCCCAAGGTGTGGGTAATTGAGAAGAACGCTTTCCAGTTGTTCTTGACTCAAGACGAACAGATTAACAAGTTTCTAGCGTCACGAGGCATTCGCCTTGTTGACCATTACACAGGTAAGAACAAGATGGACGCCGAGTTCGGTGTTGCATCTATGGCACCACTTTTCGGAACGATGGACAACCAAGGCAAACACATTAAAGGTTCAAATCTCCTGGAGTTTCCTCGTTCCGATAACGAACACATCAAGGCTCTTATCGAGCAATTGATTACGTGGTCTGCAGGTACAAAGGGTAAGCAAGACGGACCAATGGCCCTTTGGTTTGCAGAGACTCAGATGCGCGATTACATCAACCAACTGGGTGCATATGGAAATACATTCATCAAGAATCCATTCCAGACACGTGGTCAGCAGAAGCAACGCAGAGTTGTGAACTTAGAAGAATACGCCAAACTCCAAGAGGAGATGGCAACTAACGGAGGCACGTGGTATGGCAATAGATATTAGCGAGTTAGGTATTAAGGTACGCAAACTGCGTGACCACTACCACACTCGTGATGCTCGCTGGACTGACCTCATGTCTATCCGTCAAGGAAACATCCAGCAAGTCTTCCCTGAACTATTCTCATCAGACTTTCCTAAGCCTATGGTGGCTAACTTCATTGACGTTGCTGCACGCGACGTAGCAGAAGTTATTGCCCCACTACCAGCATTCAACTGCGATACAACAGATTCAATCTCTGACCGCGCACGCAAGCGTGCCGACAAGCGCACCATGATTGCATCTGGCTACCGCGATTCTTGCAACCTGCAAACTCAGATGTACACAGGCGCTGACCGCTATGTGACATTTGGAATGCTTGCATTTGTCATTGAGCCTGACTTTGAAAACAAGCGCCCAATGATTCGCATTGATAACCCAATTGGTTCATACCCTGAGTATGACCGCTTCAACAAGTTGCGCTCGTACACCAAGCGCTACCAGAAGACAGTACGCGAACTTTGCAACGACTTCCCTGAGCATGAGGCAGTTCTTCGTGGTCAGTACGAGAAGCGTTCATCCGAGCGTCTACTTGAAGTGTTTCGCTACACAGACAAAGAAGAGACAGTTCTTTTCATTCCTGAGCGTAGCAATCTTGTTCTTGACCGCGCTAAGAATTTCCTTGGTGAGATTCCAGTTGTCATCGCAATCCGCCCAGGCGTAGATTCAGATGAGAACCAACGTGGTCAGTTTGATGACATCATGTGGGTACAGGTTGCACGCTCACGCTTTGCAACACTACAACTAGAAGCCGCACAGAAATCTGTACAGGCTCCTAT